TTATGCAACCTCTGCCGCCATCTTGTCGCCAACATAGAGAGAAAGTGGATTGAGGGTAACCGCCTGTTCGAGATGGTCAGGGGCGAAGTGCGCATACTTCATCGTTTCGCGAATATTGGCATGACCGAGTATTTTTTGCAGAACCAGGATGTTTCCGCCATTCATCATAAAATGCGCGCCAAAGGTATGGCGTAAGACATGTGTTTTCTGCCCTTCGTTTAGCTCGATATTCGTCAGCCTGAGCATCTTTTTAAACTCCTGATAGCAGGGTTTAAACATCCTGCCCTGCCGCCCGGATAACTCATCGTAGAGCCATTCAGGTATCGGTACCGTTCGGTTCTTTTTGCCTTTTGTTTTGGTGAACGTCAGTTTGCACGGTGAGAGCTGGGGGCGTGTAAGTCTCTCCGCCTCGCCCCAGCGCGCGCCCGTTGCAAGGCACACTTTAACAATTATCGTAAGATGTTCTTTACCGTATTGCTCGCACGCTCGGAACAGCTCGGAGATTTGCGAAAGCGTCAGCCAGGACATTTCCTTCTCGGCTTCTTTGAACACCCGAACTCCATCTAGCGGGTTAGGCAAACTCCACTCCCCTAACCGCCGCAACTCATTAAACACCGCTTCAAGGTACTGCTGCTCGCGGTTGACGGTAATCGGCTTAGCGACCCATTTCGCCGGATCTTTATGGTATCCATTGTCTATCTCGCCACGCAGTCGACGGTCACGATAATGCGCCCAGTCTTTAGCGGTAAGACGGGATGCGACAGGGTCGCCCAACCCGTTACACACGATCTGAAGTTTTGCCAGCCGTGACTTGCTGGCGACCAGCGCCTGCCCATGTAAATTATGCCAAAGCTGGATAATCTCACTTAAGCGCCGGCGGTCCTCTTTCTTAGCGAGCCACGGCTTGTCGTCACTCTCATTTTTGGTGAATGACTCGAACGCCTCAGCTTCGCCTTTAGTATTGAACTGGCGACGAATGCGCCGCCCTTCCCGACCGTTCGGATAGAGCTCGCATAACCACTTGCCGTTTTTTTGTTTACTTACCGTCATAGCATTCCAGACTGAGGGACTCGCAGAACATGCTCAAATAGGGGTAACGCTAAACCTGAGGTGTTCCCTCCTCCCCTTAAATATGTTTCTCCAGCGAGAAAATCACCGCTCCGGATGGCGTAATGTCCGCGATGTTGCACTCGAACTCTGCCGTCCGGTTAGACAATCTGACTTTATTACCCGGCAGGCGAATAACGTCAAATACGTCGAGAGCACCATCGATACTGATAAGCCAGCGCCCGTTGCTGATTTTTGACGCAGATTTATCGACGAGCCACGACGAACTCACCCCATCGATGTACATCAACTCACCGTGGTTCTCAGGGATCATTGACGGATCCGGGCACCAATGTCCTGACGGCTTGAGCTCCCCGGCCTCAAGCCGGAATTTATTAATCTCAGGGCGGCTGACAGCCGGCGCTTCTTTGTTTTCCCACATGCTCCCTTTTCCTGTAGAAAGCCAGGCCAAAGACGCTCCGGTATCAAGGGCGCAGGTTACCACCACATCACCGGGGAAAAATTCACGCCGGACCCATGTGCTGATAGTGCCAGAAGAGATACCCAGTAAATCGCCCAACTCCTTCTGCATGGTGAATCCGTAGGCATCAAGGATCCGGCGTAAAACCGGCTTCCCACCGCTTGCCATTATCTCATCATAAAGCGGTTTGCCTTTGAGGTCGTTCTCGCGCCCACCATGATTTGCATTTGCAAACTCACCATTCACCAGCCAGCCTACATCAGCGCCAGTGTCCAGCGCACATTCAACAAAAACACTACTGGGGATTGTGTTTCTTGCAAGCCAACTACTGACGTTATTCGCATGAATGCCAAGCCTTTCAGCAAGTTCTTTTTGCTGCTTAAAGCCGTACGCGGAAAGCACGCGCTCAAGGGCTGCTGGCGCACTAACATCATTTTTAGACATATACCACCAACAATATTTTTGTTTACATCAAAATTTTAGCGATCTATATTGATGTTCATCGGCCAGGATGCACACCATTGCACTTCATTTCACACAACAGGAGATAATGCGACATGTCAGATGCAAAATCAATCTCGGCGTATGACTCGCAGAACTTACAAAATCAAACTGTGCTGTTAGATCCAGCACAGTTCAGCGCCATCGTCACGGCCATGCTTCCCGCAATGGAAAACATGATCCGCTCAGCAATGTCCGACACCATGACCGTGAAAGATTTTGCGGCCGCACGCGGTGTCAGTGAGCGTCTGGTCTGGCAATGGCTGGATGAGGGCATCTTACTCAAAGCCCCAACCAAAGACTTCTCGAACAAAGAAGAAGCTGGCAAACGTAGCCGCACACTCATCAACGTCAAAGCATGGCGCGACAAGTTGACTCAGCAGGCGATTGATTGCCGCTACATCGATCACCGCTCCGCGGTGAACCTAGCTTGAATATGCAAACTTCATTGTCACTATCTGACGATATACCAACCTCACCACCGGTTAGCCTCTCTAACCTGAGACAGGGGGAATCATGGCTATCGAAGCTGCATCGGTAACGACCCCGCTGACAGCGGGAGAACGCCTGAACGGCCTCAATCATGTCGCTGAATTGCGTGCCAGATACTGGAGCGATAGCTGGAAAGACGTTGAGCAATTTGTCGATGATATGCGTGATAAACGTGACCCGCACGTTGTCGAAAATACCCGAGCGATGGCCGCCATTTTCTTTCTGGCAAAAATACCGGCGGCTCGTCATGAGCTCGAATTAAGTGAACTGACTACTGAGGAGAAAAAAGCGCTTATTACTGCCATGAACCATTTTCGCGCAGTAGTGAGTTTATTCCCCAAACGGCTAACCATGCCGAATTAACCCTAACCGCAAACAAATAGCGTAAACCCGCCGGGATTCTTATTGCCCAAAATCAGGAAAATTAACCATGCGAAATAACGAAAGCCATAACGTTAAAACCGATAGCGACACGCTGAGCGTATTACTGGCCGATGCCAAAAATGAAGAACGTAAAGACCGCGCTCGCGCCGTTGCAATGCGTCTGGAAACGCTGGCCTCTCACATTACCAACCGAGAACTGAACAGTACAGAAGCCGCAGAACTTCTGCGACATGAGGCTGTGCGCTTTGCAAATGAATCACAGGAGCTGCACTAATGGCGGACGCGATGGATTTTGCACAACAGCGCGAGCAGGAGGACCGCGAGCGCCATATACATAACGCGCGAAGTCGTATTACTGCGCCCTCTCTATTCTTTTGCGAGGAGTGCGACGCCCCCATCCCGGAAGCTCGCCGAATCGCCATTCACGGGGTGACGTTATGCGTGACCTGCCAGCAAATCGCAGAGCTAAAAAGTAAACATTACCGTGGGGTATGAGTTGGCCATTCAATATGCTTACCCGTGGAATGCTCCGCGGCAGGCCATCGCCACACCTTATCTTACTCACGACCAACTGCAGCGCCGCGAACGTATGTTCGCGGCTTTGCTGCATGCGCGAAAAGCGCTTTCTCTCCAGCCCGAATGCATCCGCTTCGATGTTTATCGCAGCGCAGCGGCGCTGGAGCAATATCACGGCAGTCAACGAGCCAATGCTTTTTTAATTAGCTTCTGCAAAAAGGCATTGCCGCGTCTTGAACTGGTCGCAAAAAAATACGCGTGCGCGGGAATTACCTGTAACGTGTCCGCCGCTGTTTTTGGCGGGCATTTTGATAGCAGACTTATGCAGTACCTGGCGTCACGCATGGTCAATCTGGTCGCCAGATATAACCGTCTCCCGGATATGTCTCGCGCCGATATTGATCTACTGGCCGCTGACATCGCTAATTTCATTCGTGCCGAACTGGCCGACATTAATGACTCCGGTTTAAGTGAGCTTAAAACACTGCACAGCTGGTACATGCGAGCCGCGTTAATTTCACAGCAGTTCAATGTTCCCCCGCCACAATGGGAACGGGTAACGAAGAAATATGTCGGTGAGGAGGAAATCGCTCCGGCAGTGATGCGCATGTTTAACGAAATATGGTGGCGTGGCCGCCTGCGTCGCGCAGCAGCGGCATGGCGTGAACATCTGCAAATCGCTGTCGGTAATGTCAGCAAGAAAAGACACGTCTATGCGAGTAAAAAATGCGTGACGGAGTGGCGTGAGCAGAAACGCCGCACGCGCGAATTTCTTAAAGGAATGGAGCTCGAGGATGAAGATGGCAACCGTATTAGCCTGATAGAAAAATACGACGGCTCGGTCGCTAACCCTGCAATACGCCGCTGTGAGCTCATGACCCGTATTCGTGGTTTTGAAAACATCTGCAATGAGCTTGGCTATGTCGGCGAGTTTTACACCCTTACCGCCCCGTCTAAATACCACGCAACCACTAAAGCCGGCTATCGCAACAGCAAATGGAACGGCGCCAGCCCGTCAGACACGCAAGGTTATCTCACTCGTCTTTGGGCACGTATTCGAGCCAGGCTACATCGGGAGGAGATCCGCATTTTCGGCATCCGCGTTGCCGAACCCCATCACGATGGCACCCCGCACTGGCATATGCTGATGTTTATGCTGCCAGAGGACGCCCAACGCGTTCGCCGCATCATTCGTGACTACGCGTGGGAAGAAGACAACTACGAACTGAAAAGCGACAAGGCGAAAAAAGCGCGCTTTCACAGTGAAACCATCGATCCAGAAAAAGGTAGCGCAACGGGTTATGTTGCTAAATACATCTCCAAAAACATCGACGGCTATGCCCTTGATGGCGAAACCGACGCCGAAAGCGGCGAACTCCTGAAAGAGACCGCACCCGCCGTTTCAGCCTGGGCCGCGCGCTGGCACATTCGTCAGTTTCAGTTTATCGGTGGTGCGCCGGTGACGGTTTACCGTGAACTGCGACGTCTTGCTGATAGTGAGACGGCACACGGCCTGAGCGTTGAGTTTGCCGCCGTCCATGATGCCGCCGACGCCGGTGACTGGGCTGGCTATGTAAATGCACAGGGGGGGCCCTTCGTGCGCCGCGATAACCTGCAGGTACGCACTCTTTATGAGCCCCGCAACGAATTCAACCGCTATGGCGAGGAAATGGTCTGCATCCGCGGCGTGTACGATCCCAGCATCGGGGCTGGCACCCCGATTTTAACCCGACTGACGCAGTGGAAAATTGTGCCAAAGCGGGCCGTTGACGTTAAGGGCGCTCCTGCGCCCTCTCGGAGTTCTGTCAATAACTGTACGGCAGGTGATTCTGATCCGCCTCTTATCGATTTAACAAAACCGTTGAACCGATACGAAAGACGGAAACTCACAAACCGGTTGAAGGTGCTAAAACCCGTTTCGGCGCCAGGAATATCCTCAAAAGAGCAGCGAACGTGTCAGTAGCCACAAAACCGATAGTGAGCTAATTCACATCCATATCATGCACATACATCATTTGCCTGATTGACATTTTTACTTCACATCATTTGCCAGAACGTGCTACTGTATAAATATACAGTAATTCGTATTGGGAGGGATTTCATGGTTGGGGAGCATTTCAGCCGAACGCAACAAAAATGGGCTTGCGTGCAATTCATCGCAGAGGTGTCTCTGATTGCAAACTGCAAACCGTCAGACCTTAAGCTCGCACTGACTCTTATTGCTGATTTAGCAAACAGCGAGAATATCGAACCAGAAAAAGAAATTTTTTATAAGGCTGAATAAAATATGGGGTTTCACCACGTATCTGGCAGGGAAGCGCCAGGTGGTAGATTTCAACAACCCTGAAAAACGAGAGCAAACAGTAATGACCTAATCGCGCTGACGCAAAGAAAGCCCTTTTGCGTCGGTGTGGTTGAATCCTGACCTCACAAAAACACGTTCCCCCACTCCTTTCCCGTACTGGCGCCCTGCATGCCAGTTTTTTGATCCCGCCTCATTTTCCATTTTTCCAGACACCACGCCGTAGCGCCTTCACCGCGGATGTTGTGCAAGACATCAGCAGGCCGTCATGAGTGGCCTGACATGCCAGGAGTCTGGAAACTGGCGATAACCGCTCAGTCTGATGAGGTTGTCATGGCGACACGAGTATTAAAAAAATCCGATGCACAGCAGGATGCCCCCGTCGTGGTCAACCTCTCTTCTGACATCGGTGATGCAGTGATTAAAAACACGTTCTTCTTCCCTGATGTAGATCCAGCACGGATCCGCAAGCTGATGAGGCTGAAACAGTGCGTTTCTCCTCTTCGCCTTCGTCAGGTCATAAAAACCGTTATGGCAGAAATCAATGCTGAACTGTACGACTACCGGGCGCAGCAGATGGCGGCGGGGTTTGAGCTGTTGGCAGACGTACCGGCGGTAAAAATCGATGATGAGAGCGAACGCGTTTTCTACTACCTGAAGGCCGTGACCGCACTGGCAACGGCCACCCTGTCTGGACGCAACGGCAACATGATAGCGGCCGGCAATAACACACCATTCAACAATCCTGGACAACGCCGATGAAAGTTTACGCTCTGCAGGGCGACACCCTCGACGCACTATGCGCCCGCTACTACGGACGTACTGAGGGTGTGGTCGAGACTGTATTACAAGCTAATTCCGGATTATCTGAGCTGGACGTCGTCCTGCCGCACGGAACCGCCATTGACGTGCCTGACGTCCAGTCATCACCTGTTGCTGCCACGCTTAACCTGTGGGACTGAGAGGTATGACAGAAGGTGAAAAAGGTGTCCTGTCGTTATTTGTCATTGGTGCACTGATCGTCGTCGGGAAAGTACTGTCAGGCGGTGAACCTATTACTCCGCGCCTGTTCATCGGTCGCATGCTGCTTGGCGGGTTTGTATCGATGGTGGCGGGCGTAGTGCTGGTGCAGTTTCCCGACATGTCGTTACCCGCCGTGTGCGGAATAGGTTCCATGCTGGGCATTGCCGGTTATCAGACCGTTGAAATTGCCATTCAGCGTCGTCTCAAATCCCCGAGGAAAAAACAGGATGCCGAACATTAATACACACCCGAATATTGCGGCCTTTCTCGATATGCTGGCTTATTCCGAAGGAACCGCCACGCATCCGCTGACGAAAGATCGCGGCTACGACGTGATCGTCACCGGGATTGATGGCAAACCGGAGATTTTCACTGACTACCGCGATCACCCTTTTGCACAAGGCCGGCCTGCGAAAGTGTTTAACCGTCGCGGTGAAAAATCTACCGCCTCAGGCCGTTACCAGCAGCTTTATCGCTACTGGCCACACTATCAGCAGCAGCTCTCGCTGCCAGACTTTAGCCCGCTTTCACAGGACAAACTCGCCATTCAGCTCATCCGCGAACGTAGTGCGCTTGAGGATCTACGAGAAGGAAGGATTGAGAGCGCAATTTCACGTTGTTGCAATATCTGGGCCTCTTTGCCAGGTGCCGGTTACGGGCAGCGTGAACACAACCTCGAAAAGCTTATCACCGTCTGGCGCAACGCAGGTGGGGTAATGGCATGAAGATTTTGGCCATTTTACTGGCGCTGGCCGTATCCGGACTCCTGTGGATGCAGCGAACAAACAGCACGCTAACCCGCTCACTGGCGTCAGCAAATCACATCACCAGTCAGCAGAAATCAGAGATTGTCCTGCTGAATTCACAGCTCCGGGCAGCTGGCCAACTTGCCCGACGTAATGAATCTGCTCAGGTCACGCTGCGCGAACAACTCGCAAACGTCAACGAGGAGGCCCGGCGCCGCGAACAGGACATCACAAGGTTACTCAATGAAAACAAAGCATTTCAGCACTGGTACAACACTCAGCTTCCTGATGCTGTGCGTCGGGTGCACATCCGCCCCGCCTGTGCCAGCGCCGGTGATTGCCATCCAGGGCTGCCCAAGGGTGAGCCTGTGCCCAATGCCGGAAAGTGATCCGAAAACCAATGGCGACCTGAGCGCGGATATTCGCCGCCTTGAAAGCGGGCTGACCGCCTGTGCGCTTCAGGTTAAAACTATCAAAGACTGTCAGGATGAACTCGATGCAGAAACCGAAAAACCTGCGCGACGCGCTGATTAACGCCGTACCGCAGCTAAGTACCCACCCGGAGATGTTACAACTCTCGGTTGAAAGCGGGCGCACAGACTCCCGGCTGGCCAGCTCACTGTCGTTTGAGAAGATCTACACGCTGAATATTCATATCACCAACTTCACCGGCGACCTTGACGCGATTTTCGTGCCAGTCCTGGTGTGGCTACGTGAGCATCAGCCAGACCTGATGACCACCGATGAGGGGCAGAAAAACGGGTTCACCTGGCTTGTTGCTGTCAACACCGACGACTCACTCAACATCACCCTCACCCTGAAGCTTACCGAGCGCACCTTGGTCAAAGAGGTGAATGGTGAGCTACACGCGAGCTATTCACCTGAGCCAGCGCTGCCGGAGCCGGTTACCCGACCGGTTGAGCTCTACATCAACGGCGAACTGATCAGTAAGTGGGTTGAGTGAAACAACCTTCTGAGCAAGTAAATATTGTGTGAGCCATCACCGCAGGCGCTACGGTTGGCGCCGCTGCAGACCAAAGGCATCCTTCCACTATGAATACATTATCTTCGATACAGGAACTCGCCCGCGCGGTACGCAACCTCATTCGTACCGGTGTGGTTATTGAGGTTGATACTTCACAGGCACTCTGTCGCGTCCAGAGCGGCGGGCTTCAGACGACCTGGCTTAACTGGCTGTCGGCGCGAGCGGGTCGCTCCCGCACATGGTGGGCTCCCTCTGTCGGTGAGCAAGTATTGCTGCTGGCCGTTGGCGGCGAGCTGGATACCGCTTTTGTCCTACCGGGAATTTTCTCCGATGACCACCCTGCACCTTCAGCCTCGGCAGATGCCTGGCATTCGGTATTCCCTGATGGTGCGGTTATCGAATACGAGCCCGAAACGGGCGCCCTGACCGCTAGCGGGATTAAAACGGCTGACGTCACCGCCTCAGCGTCGATTACCGCCACCGTCCCGGTCGTTCTGGTTAAAGCCTCGGAGCGCATTACCCTCGATACCCCGGAAGTCATCTGCACCAATAAGCTGACAACCTCATCGCTTGAGGTACAGAAAGGCGGGACGATGAGCGGCAGCATTCAACACACCGGTGGCAACTTTACATCGAACGGCGTGCAAGTGGATAACCACCGCCACGGCGGCGTGGAATCAGGCGGGAGCTGGACGGAGGGCACACAATGACCGAGCGATTTTTGGGGATGAACCGCAGCAGCGGAATGAGTATCACGGATGGTGAACATATCAGCCAGAGCGTACGCGACATATTGATAACGCCGATTGGTTCACGCGTGATGCGGCGCAACTATGGTTCCCTGCTCTCCGCCCTGATTGACCAACCGCAAAATGAGGCGCTCAGACTGCAAATCATGGTGGCGTGCTATTCGGCGGTCCAGAAATGGGAGCCACGCATGCGGCTTTCAAACATCACCTTCGAACGCGCAGAAACAGGGGCGATGTATGTCGACATTACTGGCACCCGGACAGACACCGGCCTGCCGTTTTCTTCCACCGTTTCACTGAGTTAAATCACTATGGCAACCGTAGACCTGAGCCTGCTCCCTGCCCCGGATATCGTTGAGGAGCTTGATTTTGAAAACATTCTCGCCGAACGCAAAGCAACGCTGGTTTCCCTCTATCCGGAGGATCAGCAGGAGGCCATCGCCCGAACGCTGACCTTTGAGTCGGAACCTCTCGTTAAACTACTCGAAGAAAATGCGTATCGGGAAGTTATCTGGCGCCAGCGTGTCAACGAAGCCGCCCGGGCGGTGATGCTGGCTTATGCAGAAAAGCACGATCTTGATGTCCTTTGTGCAAACTCGAACGTTAAGCGCCTGGTTATCACACCGGCGGATAACTCGACCATTCCTCCAACTCCCGCAGTCATGGAGTCAGACACCGATTTACGCCTGCGCACGCAACAGGCATTTGAAGGATTCAGCGTAGCGGGACCGGTTGGTGCTTATCAGTATCACGGCCGTAGCGCCGACGGTCGCGTCGCGGATATCTCGGTCATCAGCCCGTCTCCGGCCTGTGTGACGATTTCGGTGCTATCGCGAGAAGACAACGGTATCGCTTCTGAATCGCTGCTAGGCGTGGTGCGTAACGCCCTCAACAGTGAGGATGTACGCCCCGTCGCCGATCGTGTCACGGTCCAGTCAGCGAGTATCATCAACTACACCATTGACGCCACGCTGTTCCTCTATCCAGGCCCTGAGAGCGAACCCATCCGCAAAGCCGCAGAGCAGAAGCTAAAAACGTATATCTCCACACAGCACCGGCTCGGGCGGGATATTCGTAAATCGGCTATCTATGCCGCACTGCACGTTGAAGGCGTCCAGCGCGTCGAATTGACCGCGCCGGCTAACGATATTGTTCTCGATGAGACTCAGGCCTCTTTCTGCACCGAATACCACATTACGGTCGGAGGTTCTGATGAGTGATTCGCGCTTGCTGCCGGTTGGCTCTTCGGCACTTGAGGTAGCGGCCGCGCGAGCCTGCGCAGAAATTCAGGCAACGCCGGTGACTCTGCGCGTGCTCTGGAACCCTGATACCTGCCCGGTCAGCCTCTTGCCCTATCTGGCATGGGCGTTCTCCGTCGATCGCTGGGATGAAAACTGGCCAGAAGAGACCAAGCGAGACGTGGTGCGCAGCGCCTACTTCATCCACCGCCGTAAAGGCACGATTGGGGCAATCCGACGCGTTGTCGAGCCGCTCGGCTATATCATCAACGTCGCTGAGTGGTGGGAAACCAGCGATCCTCCAGGCACCTTTCGCCTTGATATCGGCGTACTGGAAAGCGGTATCACGGAGGAAATGTATTTCGAAATGGAACGGTTGATTGATGATGCAAAATCAGCCAGCCGTCATCTTATTGGCCTGAATATTACACAGGACGTCATCGGTAAAATGTACACCGGCGGCGTGGCCTGGGATGGCGACATTATTACGGTTTATCCTGAAAGCGAGGCGTTATGAGCACTAAATATAAGACGATTATCACCCACGCCGGTGCGGAGAAATTTGCTGCCGCAACGCTTCCGGGTGGGAAAAAAGTCAACATTACCGCGATGGCCATCGGCGACGGCGGCGGGAGCTTACCGGAGCCAAACGCCGGGCAAACAAAACTCATTAATGAGGTCTGGCGCCATACGCTGAATAAAATCAGCCAGGATAACAAGAGAAAGAATTACATCGTGGCCGAACTGGTTATCCCACCGGAAGTGGGTGGATTCTGGTCGCGGGAAATGGGGCTTTACGACGATACCGGTACCCTGGTCGCCGTAGCGAACATGGCGGAGAGCTATAAGCCAGAGCTGGCTGAAGGCTCCGGCCGCGCACAAACCGTGCGTATGGTCATTGTGGTCAGCGATCTTGAATCCGTCGAACTGTCGATTGATGGCTCAGTGGTGATGGCAACGAAAGACTACGTGGACGATCTGCTCACCGAACACGAGAAGTCACGCCGCCACCCAGATGCCAGCCTGACCGAAAAAGGGTTCACGCGGCTGAACAGCTCTGTCGACAGCGAAGACGAAACTACCGCAGCCACCCCAAAGGCGGTAAAAAAAGCGATGGATAACGCGAATGTGAGGCTGGCTAAAGATAGCAACCTCGCTGATTTGTCGAATCCAGCACAGGCACGCCAGAGCCTGCAACTGGGTGACAGTGCGACCAAAAACACCGGCACAACGGCCAATACCGTTGCCGCAGGTGATGACACCCGCATCGTTGACGCTATGCAAAAAGGCCAGAACGGCGCAGATATTCCAGATAAAGATTTATTCGTGCGTACCGCTGGTGCCGCAAGGGCGTACAGTGCCGGAATCAGTATTGGCGGCGACAGCAATCCATGGACTACCGCTGAATTGATTGCCTGGCTGGAGAGCCAGGGAGCATTTAATCACCCGTACTGGATGTGTAAGGGATCATGGGCTTATGCCAACAATAAGGTCATTACAGACACGGGATGCGGGGATATCTGCCTGGCTGGTGCGGTTGTTGAGGTGATGGGTACTCGTGGGGCAATGACTATTCGTATCACCACACCATCAACCACATCAGGTGGGGGCATAGCTAATGCACAATTCACCTATATCAATCATAGTGATGCCTATGCACCAGGTTGGCGACGTGATTACAACACCGTGAATAAACCGTCTGCATCCGATGTCGGAGCAGTATCGGCTAATGGTGGAAGCTACAACCACACTTTCAAATTTGGTCGGGTTGAAACCCTGCCGCAGGATCAAAACGCCACGGCGCTATTCAGTCAGGAGACAACACCTGGTGGAATAGTTTCTGGCGCAGAGTTCAACTGGCACGCAAACAAAATTCAGGTCGGTATTGTCAGAACCGCCGATGACCACACAGGCGGCTTAGCTATTACGCTGAACGGCAACAGCCTAGTGAATATCACCCCAGAAGGAACCGCCTCGTTTACCGGAAACGTCTATTCCGCTGGCAACCTCATAGCTCTCAGGGGCGATGGTCGTGGTCACTTTGCCTTGTTCAATGCAGATGGTACGGCACGGGCTTATATCTACAAGGATAAAGGCGATACCGGTATCCGTGTTAATAACGGTGTGGATAGTGCTTCAGAGTTTGTTTTTGGTGTAGATAACAATTTCTACTCTCCGTCTCACATCCATGCAGGTGGTGCCACGCTTAACGCTAACGGCGATGTTAACGGCACTGTATGGAACGGCTGGTTAAGCGGCTGGCTGAATAATCAGTATGCCGCTCGCGATGTCAATATTAATACCCGCGCTACGTGGGACTACGTTAATGGCCGCACGCACTGGTGGACTGACGGCGAACGCGGTTGGTGGAAAGATGAAAACACCGGTTTGATCTACCAGTGGACTGTCGGCCCTTGGGTCAAAGATGACGAGACCGTTTACTCAGTGGGGTTCCCTCTTCGTTTCCCGAATCAATGCTGCACGGTAAACGTGGGTACTAATGGACAGGGTGAGGGTAACCGTAGCGATGCCAATGCTGTGGTTTATGGCTGGAATCAGGAAATCTGTCGGGTACAAATGAATATTCCTGGTGATAGTTCATGGTGGCAGCCTATGCGGGCAATCATTTTTGCGATTGGGAGGTAGCAATGACTGATCTCAACATACCAGCAACAGAGTTCAGTGCCAGAGCGATGGCTTTTTCAGCGATTCAACCTTCAGATGATATGGGAGAAAACTTAGAGAAAATGGAAGCAAATTTTAATTTTTCACCCTCTGAACTTGTGTTCGTCGCAAGTGCCTGGAAAAAGGATTACATCACAGCGGGTTCATGGCCGCAGGATGCTAAACCGGTTACTGATGAAATATATGCAAAATTTATCGCCGTTCCTCCGGAAGGAAAAGTACTGAGTTCGGATGTTCAAGACAATCCTTGCTGGGTCGACAAGCCAGAGCCGACACCTGAGCAACTCATTGCTGTGGCAGAACGAAAAAAAGATAGGCTCATGAGCGAGGCTGAGCGCGTGATGGGTCCTCTGGAACGAGCCATTAAACTTGATATGGCGACGGCTGAGGAAAAGGCACGACTTACTGAATGGGAAAAATACAGCGTTTTACTGAATCGAATTAACCCCGGAGATGCGCCAAAAATCGATTGGCCGCCGAAGCCGGAGTAATTAAGCCAAAGCGTTTTCTTATTCGATAACCATTCCTGGCGGGCTCAAGCCCGCCTTTCTTTTGTACCAGTACCCACCCACCGCGGATCAATAGCCTCGCGCCCACCCAGTAAGGAAAATAACCCTCGCCCATTAACCAAGGAGTTAACCGGATGAGTGATTTCCACCACGGCGTACAGGTGCTTGAGATTAACGACGGCACCCGCGTCATTTCCACAGTTTCGACCGCTATCATCGGCATGGTCTGTACGGCCAGCGATGCTGACGCGAAGCTATTCCCCCTCAATGAACCGGTTCTGATTACCAATGTCCAGAGCGCCATTGCGAAAGCCGGTAAAAAAGGCACCCTGGCAACTTCCCTGCAGGCGATCGCCGACCAGTCAAAACCGGTCACCATCGTTGTCCGAGTCGAAGAAGGCACCGACGAGAGCCCGGAAGAAGCGCAGAAGAAAACCATCTCCAACATCATCGGCGGTACGGATGAAAATGGTAAATACACCGGTATTAAAGCGCTTCTGACCGCCGAAGCGGTGACCGGCGTCAAACCGCGCATCCTCGGTGTGCCGGGTCTTGATACTCAGGAGGTCGCTACCGCGCTTGCATCTGTGTGTATTAATCTGCGCGCGTTTGGTTATATCAGTGCCTGGGGCTGTAAAACCATCGCTGATGCTATCAAATATCGCGAAAACTTCAGTCAGCGCGAACTGATGGTCATCTGGCCTGACTTCCTCGCATGGGACACCACCGCAAACGCCACCGCAACGGCTTTCGCCACCGCACGGGCACTCGGTCTGCGAGCCAAAATCGACCAGAGCGTCGGCTGGCATAAAACGCTGTCCAACGTTGGCGTGCAGGGTGTCACCGGCATCAGCGCCTCCGTATTCTGGGATTTGCAGGCATCCGGGACTGATGCAGATCTGCTGAACGAAGCCGGCGTCACCACGCTTGTACGCAAGGATGGTTTCCGCTTCTGGGGTAACCGTACCTGTTCTGACGATCCGTTATTCCTCTTCGAGAACTACACCCGTACTGCCCAGGTGCTGGCAGACACAATGGCCGAATCACATATGTGGGCGGTTGATAAGCCGATCACCGCGACGCTCATTCGCGACATTGTTGATGGTATCAACGCCAAGTTCCGCGAGCTGCGCACCAACGGTTACATCGTTGACGGCGAGTGCTGGTTCGATGAAGAGTCCAACGATAAAGAGAGCCTCAAGGCAGGCAAACTGTATATCGACTACGACTATACGCCAGTCCCACCACTGGAAAGCCTGACAATGCGTCAGCGTATCACCGATAAGTACCTGGTGAATCTGGCCGAATCGGTCAACAGCTAAGGAGCCTGAAACCACATGGCACTACCTCGCAAACTTAAATACCTGAACATGTTCAACGATGGCCTGAGCTACATGGGCGTTGTTGAATCCGTGACCCTGCCGAAGCTCACCCGCAAGCTCGAGAACTATCGCGGAGGCGGTATGAATGGTGCAGCGTCGATTGACCTGGGTCTTGATGACGACGCGCTAACCCTCGAGTGGTCCGTCGGTGGCCTGCCGGATGTTGCACTGTGGGCACAATATGCGGCCCCGGGTGCAGATGCTGTACCGCTGCGTTTTGCAGGCTCTTACCAACGCGATGACACCGGTGACATTGTGGCGGTTGAAGTGGTCATGCGTGGCCGTCACAAAGAGATCGACGGCGGTGAAAATAAGCAAGGTGAGAATACCTCGACCAAAATGTCGACCGTCTGCACCTACTACCGCCTCTCTATCGACGGTAGCGACATCATCGAAATCGACACCATCAACATGGTTGAAAAGGTGAACGGTATCGACCGTCTGGAGCAACACCGCCGCGCTATCGGTCTGTAACCCCTGACCGGCCAGTACTGCTGGCCGGTTATTTATCCTGCCCATATTCGGAGCTGTAGACATCATGGTTAAAGAAAAAAACAAAACGCCGGGATCCGTAGAGACCGCCGCGGAAGACATGGCGACGGAAAACCCGAATACGGTTTTCCTCGATACGCCGATTAAGCGTGCTGGTCAGACGCTCGAAAGCATTACCCTGACAGAGCCGAATGCCGGCACCTTGCGCGGGGTCAGCCTGGCTGCCGTCGCACAATCCGAAGTTGATGCACTGATTAAGGTGCTGCCGCGCATGACCTATCCTGCGCTTACCGAAACCGAAGTCGCCGCGATGAAATTGCCGGACCTGCTGCAGCTTGCCGGCAAGGTGATCGGTTTTTTGTCACCGGTTTCGGCGGACTGAATTTTCCCCCAACTATGTCGGTTGATGATCTGATGGCGGATATCGCGGTGATTTTTCACTGGCCGCCGTCAGAGCTCTATTCCCTGAGTCTGGCCGAGCTCATCACATGGCGCGAAAAGGCGCTACAGCGTAGCGGAAACCACAATGAGTAAAAATCTGAGACTTGAGGTTTTGCTGAAAGCGGTCGACCAGGCGACCCGACCGTTTAACTCCATCCGGGTCGCGAGTCAGTCCTTGTCGGGTGATATTCGCAATACCGAACAAAAACTACGCGACCTGAACGTTCAGGCCGCGAAAATCACCGGTTTTCGCACTGCAAGCGCGCAGCTGGCCACCACTGGCCGCTCACTTGCGAACGCGAAACACGAAGCCGCCGAGCTTGCCGTACAGCTCAGGAACACCGTCAATCCAACCCGGGCGCAGGCGCAGGCTCTGGAGACTGCAATTCACACCTCCTCAAGATTGAAAAACCAGTACAACGATTTGAAGATCTCACTTCAGCGCCAACGCACAGAGCTGGCCCGGACGGGCATCAATACCCGTACCCTGTCTTCTGACGAGCGCCGGCTGAAAAACAACATTAGTGCGACCACGGCGCAACGAAACCGCCAGCAAGAATCGCTGCAGCGGGTCAATGCGCAGCAGGAAAGATTAGGTCGGGTAAAATCGCGCTATCAGTCAGGTACACAGCTTGCTGGAAAGATAAGTGCGGCGGGTAGTGCCGCAGCTGGGATCGCCACTGCCGGAGTAACCGCAGGTGCAGGTCTGCTCAAACCTGGTTACCAACTGTCAACGAAAAGCGCTGAACTACAGGCAGTTATGGGTCTGCAAAAGCAATCTCCAGAACTGGCGGCGCTAAAAAGCCAGGCAAAATCGCTGGGAGCAAATACCACGGTATCACCAGCGGATGCGGCTGCGGCGCAGCTGGTCGTCGCGAATTCTGGCGCGGATGCGAATGGCATTCTGGCGCAAACCCCCGCGATCCTTAATATGTCGCTGGCGAACAAAAAAACGCTGGAGGAAAGTGCCGCTTTAATCATCGGTACGAAATCAGCCTTTGCGCTGACCGACGACAAGGCTTCGCATATCGCCGACGTTATCTCGATGACGATGGAAAAAACACAGGCCACGTTTGAAGGAATCAGTGACTCACTGGCGCTCGTTGCACCAGCTGCACAAAAGGCCGGCGTAAGCCTGGAGGAGGCCGCCGCGATGGTAGGCGTCCTGCATGATAAAAACATCACCGGCTCAGCTGCAGGTGCCGGTAGCAATGCCGTATTGCAGCATCTGCAGACTCCCACCGGTAAAGCCAGCGATGCGCTTAACTCACTCGGCGTTAACACCACGGACAGCCAGGGTAACTCTCGCTCCGCCGTCTCCATACTGAAAGATATTCAGGCCAGTTTTGTGCGTAATAAGCTCAGCGCTGGTCAGCAAGACCAATATACAAAAGCCATTTTCGGTGCCGAGGGGAGCCCCGCCGCCGGGGTGTTGATGGATGCGGCTGCCAGCGGAAAGCTCGAGAGTTTAACCCACCAGAATAAAACCTCTGACGGCAAAACCGCAGGGAAAATCAGCGTATTGCAGGATAACCTTGGCGGCGATTTGGCAAAACTACAGTCCGCTTATCAGTCAATCGGTACGGATGTTTTTGACCAGCAGGAAGGCTCGCTACGTAAGTTGACGCAAACCGCCACGCAGTATGTGTTAAAGCTTGACGGCTGGATAAACAACAACAAAGGCCTGGCGCAAACTATTGGCGTCATTGCCGGCGGGGCAATGATGCTGATTGGTATCATTGGCAATATTGCGCTGGCCGCAGGGCCAATATTGATGGGCATTAACGCCATTACTTTGGGAGCCAACATGCTGGGCATCGTGTTCAGTACGGTTGGTGGTGCCATTGCAACGGTTCTTGGTGCTATGACCTGGCCGATTGTCGCCGTTGGCGTAGCGATCGTCGCCGGAGCATTACTTATTCGCAAATACTGGGAGCCTATAAGCGCCTTTTTCTCCGGCGTCATAGAGGGTATCTCCGCCGCCTTTGCCCCCATCGCTACCCTGTTCGAGCCACTGCTACCTGTTTTTGACTGGCTAGGTGAAAAGCTGAGCGGCGTCTGGGATTGGTTCACAAAACTGATTGAACCCGTCAAATCTACCCAGGAGACGCTCGACAGCTGCAAAAATGCAGGAGTCATGTTCGGGCAAGCGCTGGCCTCAGCGCTCACGGCCCCTCTTGATGCGTTTAATAAACTGCGCAGCGGTGTCTCCTGGCTCCTCGAAAAAATTGGAGTAATTAATAAAGAGTCGAACGACCTCGACAAGAAAACGGAGAACGCCAGAGCCCAACAGCAGGATAACGCCGACTCCCAGCCCTCCTTTGCAAATAATGGCAACCAAAATTATCAGCCGGTGAAAACATCGGTTGCTAACTCATATTCCGATCAAAGCCATCACACCTACAACGTCACAATACAGGCTGGAAATACCCCCTCCCTGGAGCTTGCCCGAATAGTGTCTGATGAGCTCGATAAACGTCAGCAAGAAAGCCGCGCAAGAAGAAACAGCCTATTTGCGCTAAACGGCTAAGGAGATAACCGAAAATGATGCTTGCACTTGGTATGTTTGTATTTGAACGGCGAACCCTGCCCTATCAATCGACACAGTACTCGAAGGATTATCGCTGGGCGTCTAATGACCGGATTGGAAGACCTCCTGCGTATCAGTTTCTTGGTGACGGAGAAAGTGCTCTTCAACTTTCAGGAACACTTTATCCAGAAATAACCGGCGGCCGAATCTCCCTGCAGGCACTCGAGCTCATGGCAAATGAAGCCAGAGCCTGGCCACTCATCGAAGGGACCGGCAACATTCTTGGGATGTTTATCGTCGATAAGATAACGGCCGCAAACACCGAACTTCTCAGCAATGGCGCGGCCAGGAAAATTGATTTCACGATTTCGCTGAAGCGCGTCGATGAGTCAATGATTGCAATGTTTGGTGACCTGAAGAACCAGGCAAGCGAGCTACTCGACTCCGCCATTAAGCAGGCGGAAAAATGGCAGGGTTCATTCGGAGGAATAGCAGGATGATAATCGGCATGGCGATTGATGCTGGCGCCAGGATCGCCCCCGCATTCATATTAGAGCTAAACGACAAGGATATTACCCACAACTTTTACGACCGGCTAATCTCTCTGACAATGACCGATAACCGGGGGTTTGAAGCTGACCTGCTCGACATAGCGCTTGATGACATCGACGGGCAAATCGAGCTCCCACAACGCGGCGCTGTACTGACGCTGTACCTCGGCTGGAAAGACTCGGCGCTTCTGAAAATGGGGGTTTTTACCGTAGATGAAATACAACATAGTGGGGCTCCGGACACGCTGACCATTCGCGCCCGCAGTGCTGATTTCCGTGGTTCGCTCAACTCCCGTCGGGAAGAGTCATGGCACGACACCACGCTCGGAGAACTGGTTGATGCGATTGCCAGACGTAACAAGTTAACGGCAAGCGTAGCAGCGCCACTGCAGAAAATACCGATCCCCCACATTGACCAGTCGCAGGAGTCCGATGCGGCATTTCTGAGCCGCCTGGCCGTTCGCAACGGAGCCAGCGTGTCGGTGAAAGCGGGGAAGTTATTGATGTTGAAAGCGGGTAGCGCAGTGAACGCCAGCGGTAAGCCTATTGCACAATTAACGCTGACCCGCAGCGATGGCGATCGTCACAGGTTTGCAATTGCCGACCGAAGTGCGTACACCGGCGTGACTGCAAAATGGCTGCAGACCAGGAACCCGAAGCGGCAACAACCGGAGGTCGCCATCAAGCGTAAGCCTGAGCAACCGGCCACGGGTACACAGGAACACCCGAATGCGAAACCCGTCAGTAAAAAAACGAAAAACAAAAAGGACCAGGAAGCTAAGCCGCGCGAATACATGGCCGGCGAGCCTGAAAATGTGCTGGCGCTAACGACGGTCTTTGCTTCAAAGGAACAAGCCATGCGCGCCGCTCAGGCAAAGTGGGACGAGCTTCAGCGAGGCATTGCAGAGTTCTCTATCACGCTGGCGTTCGGTCGAGCTGATTTGTACCCCGAAACACCAATCCAGGTATCCGGTTTTAAGAGCGTCATCGATGAACAGGACTGGTTAATCAGTAAGGTCACGCATAGCCTCAACAACAAGGGTTTTACGACGAGTTTAGAGCTTGAGGTCAGGACCACAGAGGTAGAGTATGACGCGATAGATGTTGAAAATGACACTTAAACTTGCAAATGCAAGTTAAGGGTTTATTATCTCTCTTAGAATTACTGCAGGGAGAAACGACTATGATGCACTGTCCGCTATGCCAGAATGCTGCACATGCACGTACCAGCCGATATTTGAGCGCCGAAACAAAAGAGCGTTACCACCAGTGTCAAAACATCAATTGTGGATGTACGTTTATCACCTTCGAAACGCTTTCACGCTTTATCGTCAGACCTGGAGAGGTTGAACCCGCCCCACCTCATCCAGCGAAAAGCCAACAACAGAAACTGGCGCTTTAA